ATCCTTATCATAAAGGCTTTCCTGTTGAACATTATTCCATCCCACTTGAAGGTGTTATGAATAAAAGTCCTGAATTAGAAGGAGTGTATAACTTTAGTCGTTTTGATTTCATTTCAAACCTAGGCGGCAATCAAAGTGCAGTGTTCTTGTATTATCCACCCGGGGGGTTCGTTGGGTGGCATACTAATCAGAACAACTCAGGATATCAGTTTATCTTTTCTTATTCTGAAAAGGGTGATGGATACTTTCAGTATTACGATAAACAAAAACAAGAGATCGTGAAGATACCTGATGTGTCAGGTTGGAATGCTAGATACTATCACTTTGGTGAAGACCAACCTGATCATTGTTGGCACTCTGCATATACTAACGTACCACGTATTACTATTTGTGTTCTTTTCAGATGGTGGGATAAGCCACAGATGAAAGATCAAATTTTGGCTATGAAGGATCAACTCATAGAAGAAATAGAAATGGAGATTTAAATGGGAAAGAAACTGCATACCTACTATCACGATAACGGCGAAGAATATTGTGAAGTACATATTGACTTTAAAGAAGAATTATTGTATATTAAATACTTTAAAACTGATGCTGCAAAATGGTTTCATAAAGAAGAATTTGTAGGTAAGTCATTACGTTACGTAGAAGATGCAGCAGAAAATTGGGCATTAGGAATTAAGAAAATTGATCCACAATATGAGGGCACACTATTATGATAGATAATGTAAATAATCCCATGCATTACGCAAGAGATGGTATGGAAGCAATTGATGCTATTGAAGCAATGACGAGTCGTATGTCGGGATGTTACGCACCACATGCAGCTAACGTAATGAAATATGCTTGGCGATTTGAGTACAAGAACGGTCTTGAAGATATTGATAAGGGTATTTGGTATTTTAATCGTTTGCGTGGAGTTTGGCTGAGGAATCACCCATGACAGGCATTTTTTATGATACAGTGGAAGTAGAGAGTATGACAGAAGAGTTTACTGTGCGAGTAGAACAAACGCCATTAGACATGGTGGTAGAGTTTGGAACAGCTATGGGGCAAGACGTTGGTGTGCCGTATGGTAGAGCAACAGATCTTGAAACAATGCGTTTGAAACTAATCGAAGAAGAATGTAAAGAGGTTCACGAATCTGATAGCACAGAGAACCTACTGAAAGAACTCGCTGATCTTGTATATGTTACCTATGGAATGGCGGCTACTTTTGGTTGGGATCTTGATGAGGCGGTTAGACGAGTCCACGCATCCAATATGAGTAAACTTGGTGAGGACGGTAAGCCGATCTACAGGGATGATGGTAAAGTCCTCAAGGGTCCTAATTATAAAAAGCCTGATCTTAGTGATTTAGTATGATCTTAAGATTTCTTAAGTTTATATTTAAATCAAATAGTAAATGTACACATGATTGTAATCAAGGGAGAGACTGTACGTGTTCACGATAGAATTTGATCTAGACGAAACTTTAATTACTATCATGGATAATACAGGAGAACTAGAAGATGTTTCTGCTCTCCTGTATGATGACTATTGCCACTTCAGACAATGGAATGAAAAGAGACAAAGGTTTGATGTTATCACACTAAAGCCTGAGATGTACCTAAAGCTAATGAAAGCATTTAACTTAGGTGAAGGTACATACGAACTTGTTAATGTGGACAGAACCTAATTATTTCTTTTCGGGTGCCTTGCCTTTAGAGTATGCTTGCGCACCAAAGAATGCAGCAACAAGACCTGCAATAGCAACAAAGTAGGTTGGGGCAATGTCCCCAATCAACTGTGCAGCATCCTCTACACCAAAAATACTAGTAACAAGTATAAGTACAGGATACAAGAGCATACCCCATAAAGCGAACCATGCCATCTGACGGATTTGATCCTCTTTGGCATCTTCGTTTTCTTGCATTTTTTTCTTATGTTCAAATTCAGCAATCTCTTTTGCTCTTGCCATTTCTTCATCAGTGATAACTCCATCCCCATCCGTATCTAGATACGCATAGATGGAATCAGCTTGCATCATCTTGGCTTCTGCTTTTTTATCAGCCATAGTTCTTAACTCCACTCCAAAGGCGTTCTTTTCGCCCATTACCCTGCAGGGACCAGTGCGGTAATCGCAGGTCCAAAATATGATACAGCACCTAATAGGATTGCAATACCCGCAATACCAATCAAAGCCCATTTCATCTTGAAGTCATCTACAACCATTTTAATTCCAACAAGTTCGTTACCAAGAACTCTTAGCGATAGCTCCATTTTACCTTCGGGCATATCGATTGGAACGTTCTTTAAATCATCTGCCATATCTTTCTCCTTTTTGAATATTTATAAAAAAAGGGTCTTGACAAGCACATATAGACTATATAAACTATAGATATGAGTAGAATAGTAAACATAACAAGTGGAGTAATAACAATGGGCGTGTTAGCCACATTGGGTATTGCCGCTATGATGTCTGCCCCTGTGGTAGACCCTAAGCAGCATGAATGCCTATCCATGAATATCTACCATGAGGCAAGAGGTGAACGTATGGAAGGGCAGATTGCTGTTGCTCACGTAACAGTTAATCGTGTCAATCATGATAATTGGCCTGAAGATATTTGTGAAGTTGTGTATCAATCGAAACAATTCAGTTGGACACATCTTATCAAAGACCCTACACCAAAAGAGAAAAGAGCTTGGAAAGAAGCTCAAATCATTGCACGAGATGTGATGATTGGTAACACCGAAGATCCTACAATGGGTGCGGTGTTCTATCATGCAAACTACGTCAATCCTGATTGGGCAAAACAAATGGACTTGAGTAAAGTGATTGGTCGTCACTTATTTTATACATGGGATGGAACTTGGGACTAAATACAAACATACCGACAACACTTGAAAGTTTTATGTCAGACATGGGTCTTACTGCCAAAGAAGACTTACCTGCAAAACCTGATATAGTATGGCCTGAAAAGAAAGAAATGTATCAAGCATGGAAGCCAAGCTATGATGGTGAGGAACCGCCATTCTGATTTATACATCAGTCCATGTAAACAAGTCTGTAGATTAGACAAAGGTGTTTGCATTGGATGTGGGAGAACAACGGATGAGATCACTAAGTGGTCTCAATATTCATATTATGAACGCATGAAAGTTATGAGAAGGTTAGGCTATGGAAAAAGAACTTCGACGCAAGATCGCATGGCTAGAGAAGCAGCACGAAGAGCAAGCAAAAATAGTTGATGGTATTGAGAGTGATCGTAGATTAGATCGTAGTGATAAGGCAATGAAAAAGCTTCGAGATGCTAAGAAAGAAAAACTTAGATTAAAGGATCATTTAGAATGGATGAAAACCTTAGAAAAGAAGCTAACAGATTTCACTGGATCATAAAAGGTCATCTCATTCCTGAATCTTGGTCAGACTTTCAGGTAGAACAAGTCTATTATAGTTACATGAAAAGAATATGGGGTAATCATGAAGCAATCATCCACGAAGAAGGATTCGAAAAAGCTTGGGCAGAAAGAACTGGAAAGCTGTAGAGATTGTGCGGAATACGGTGGTCACTTCTGTGATGAATGCCTAGAAGAACTTCTTAAGCGTAAAGAGAAAACTTCATAAACATTTCACATAACTTTTACACGTTTGTTACATTCGTCTTATATATTATTATGTACAGTTAAATGAAAAAAGGGCGTACAATGAAAAATCTACTTACCTTAACAGCAGCATTTGGTATGGCTGCATCTCTAGCAACCGCACGTGATCAAGTTCACATTGCAGGATCTTCCACAGTATTACCATATGCATCTATTGTAGCTGAGGCATTTGGTGAAAACTTCGACTTTCCAACACCAATCGTAGAAGGTGGTGGATCAGGCGCAGGGCGTAAGCGTATGTGCGAAGCTATTGGTATGAACACAATCGATATTGCTAATAGTTCTTCTTTGATGAAAGATGATGAAGCAGCACGTTGTGAACAAAACATTGGCGAGTTCACTGAGGTCCGTATTGGATACGATGGCATCACTTTCTCTATGCGTCATGAGAATGCAGGGTTCGATAACCTAACACCCATGATTCTTTTCTATGCATTGCATGAAAACTCGACAGCAACGACATGGGATCAAATAGATGAAACTTTACCCAATGTTCCGATTAAAGTTTTCTTACCAGGTACAAAGCACGGCACACGTGAAGTGTTTGATAAAAAAGTCATGATTGATGGTTGTAAGGCTGCAGGTGAGTATGATAATCTAGGAAAGAAAGGTTGCATGAAAGTGCGTACTGATGGATTGTCTGTAGACATTGATGGAGACTACACAGAAACACTAGCATCACTAGAAGCAAGTCCTGAGGGTGTTGGAGTGTTTGGTCTATCATTCCTATTGAATAATACTGATACAATCTATGCAGCTAACATTAGTGGTGTAGAACCAACAACTGATACCATTGCATCGGGTGAGTATCCTATTTCACGTCCACTACAGTTCTATGTAAAGAATGCTCATCTTGATAAGGTTCAAGGTCTCCGTGAATATATTGAGTTCTTTGTTTCTGATGAAATCGCAGGTCCTGATGGTCCTCTTGCTGAGTATGGTCTTGTATCAGATCCTGAACTAGAAACAACTCAGGAACTCGTATCAGGTCTGTGACATTATAGACACACTTTTAAATAACTAAAAGAGGGGGTTGACTATCAGCCCCCTTTATGATATAAGTATGTCTGTAAATGTTATAAGGGTTATATGGACTTGGGGGCAGTACCCAACTGCTCCACCATAAACACATAAAGTGTGTTTTTGATGGGGCAGAAATAGGTTCGACATGTGGTCTAGTTTACAAAACACAAATGCAAACGATAACTTTGCACCATCTGGATTTGCTCTAGCAGCATAATCACAGGGGGTTGGCTACTTACCTAGCAACAGAAAAGTAGCACTTTATTTTATGTTAACATTTAGAAGGTAAGACAAATGAAAATCGCAGCAATCGCAGCAGCAACAATGGTAACACTTGCAGCATGTGCAGGTACAGAAGCAGAAGCAGTCGAACTAGGTAACACAGGCGTGTCACTAGGCGGTAAGTTCGACACAAAGTATGACACTGGCGCAGAAGAGTTTGCAATGGAGTTCGTTCCAAAAGCAGGTATTAATCGTTGGGGTGTAGACTTCGAAGCATCAACAACATTTGATGTACTAGGTCTAAACGAAGATGACGTATTCAAAGGCATTGATCTAGAAGCTGGTTACACAATCGGTAACACAGGTCTACGTGCATATGGCGAGATCGGCACAGACGCTGATTTCGAGTTCGGTGATGCAACAGTTGGTGTATCATTCGAGTTCTAAACTTGCTATATAGTAATAGGGTCACTACTCAATAAGTGCGCAGGGGGCCATGGTTAGCCCCCTATTTTTATTTGAGGATATTATGCACGTTGAAGTTTTAGAAGTTTTAGATGATATAGATTATCAAAAAATACTTGAAGAGGCTAACTCAGTCAAGATGGCACTTGGCAAGGGTTGGAGAGATATTGATCAAGTAGGTATACAAGGTCATAAACCAAATCTAGATCCTTTAGAGGAGTGGGATAAGTCTATAGGATATCCTATCGTAGATGGTAAAAGTGGTTATCCCGGCCAAATTAAATATCCCGAAACTTATTTTAAGTATCCGCTTTTTGATATTCCGACTATTAATCGATGTTTAGACAAATATGGATTAAAAAGAACAAGGATCATGAAAAGTAATTCTAAATCCTGTTTAAAACTTCATAGTGATTTAACTAAACGCATTCACATACCTCTTATAAGCAATCCAGATTGTTTTATGATGATAGACGATCAAGTTTATTACTTAGAACCTGGAAAGATTTATCTTACTAATACTACTCTTAAACACACAGCAGTAAATGCATCATCTAGTTTTAGAGTTCATATTGTAGGATGTCTTTATAGTTAGGAGGTTAAGATGTTATATACAGCAGCAATATTAGTGTGTTTGATAGGCGAAGAGCGTAGTTATGCGACATGTCAAGTCATTAATGCTCAGTTCAAGTATCCAAATGAAGAAATGTGTTGGGCTGCAATGAACGCACAGGTGAGATATCAGGGACAAAACCTTTTGAAGGTTGGATATGAACTTGTTGACGCTAAATGCATCAATTGGTTAGAAAAGAAACAAGAATTATAGAGTGTCAATTATTTGACACCATAACATGTGATTTGAATAAATAAGCATGAGAGGATCGTAAATGGTTAGGTTATCACTTTTATATACACTATCCCTTTTATTAGGAATTATGATAGGATTTGCAGCTTGGGGTCAAGACGTAACTGATCCAATTGTAACTGAAAACTATAATGAGAGTAATGTAACATCTAGTACAGACTCTCGTACTAAAGTTGAATCTCCACCACCATCTGCGATTGCACCATCAATCAATTCTGCAAACTCAGATTTGTGTACGGTTGGTGTTAGTGGCGCAGTTCAAACTCAGATACTTGGTATCTCAGCAGGTAAAACTGTACGTGATATGAACTGTGAAAAATTAAAGAATGCTAAAGTTTTATATGATATGGGCATGAAAGTTGCAGCAGTATCGGTTATGTGTCAAGATGAACGTGTCTTTGAAGCGATGATGAACGCAGGTACACCATGTCCATATGATGGTTTGATTGGCGATGCAGCAAAAGCAGCATGGCTTGCGAATAAAGATAAACAACCAATTGAGGGCGATACACGTAACCCTCTAGCAAATATGGATGAAGATGAGAAATCAACTCTTATCGGCGGCGGTATTGTGGGCGGTCTCCTGCTCCTATTGCTACTCTGATACAACATATGGCGTAACAAATAACGCAGCAGGTAACGGTCTTACATGGGGTATGAACGGTGTAATTCCTGATGCATCTCAACCATGGGTCACTGTAGAGATTCATGGATTGACATATCGTTATACTATGACAAAAGATCCTCAGTCGGGTGCAACGGTTTTTGTTAGAAACAAAGATGCTATTGATGGTGGATATGTTTTTGAGGAGTCTGATGATTGGTCTCAAAAGCCTGGTGGTAACATCCAAAAGTTTTTTAGATTTCCTTACAGTAACTCTGTTAGATGGGGCGATGGTTCTATAGACGTGGAGGGTGAGGGTGTAGTATCAGATGCTATTGTTACTTACAACTACAGATTAACAGTTGATGATGATATGATGAAATGTGCTGCAACACCTTTGGCAGATCCATCCTGTCCTGGTTTTGAACAGGCACTAAAAGAATTTCTTGAGAGTATGGAAAAGCCTAGTATAGATGATCCGTTTTATGATGAATGGGTACAGGCAAACTTATCTTTAAACGATGAGGCAGAGGAAAAAGACGAAGAAGAAGTTAAGGAACCTGAGGAAAAGGAATCCAACTTTGAGAAACAATTGGGTGGAGAAAATTCTGTGGATCAATTGGGCGGTAATCAGTCTAAAATTATTGCTCAAATTGCACAGACACCTAAAATAGAATCCTACTATATAGTAGCGATACCCGGTGGTGTTTATGAAGATAAACTGACCTTAGAAGGTGGAACCATCGATGATAACAGAAGAGCGTTGAGAAATTTGTCGTCTGATAAAACACACAGAACTATGGTTCGCTCACAATATGATTAGAGCAAGGAGTAAAAAATGTTCAAATCAATCGTAGTAATGAGTACTATGTTGGCGGCTACTGCAGCTTATGCTGTTGACTCGCCAATTACAGGTAATGTGTCTTCGAAGTGCTCAATCTATACTGATGTTTCGGGTGTATATGGTAACCCATCACCTGATGAACTCAGTACCCTTCCTGCAGATGGTGGTGTAATGCCAATCATCCGCTATGACGTATCTATTGCCGATTATTACACTGCAAAGATTGAATGGCCTAATAGCTTTACCACAAGTCCAAGTCTATCAGACTCTCTTACGTGGACAGGTGAAGTTGAAGTCTCATCCACATCTGATGTAGGTATGGCAGGTTATGAAGCAGCTAAAGTCGAATACGACAACGTAACTGAATACGATCTAACAGTTGCGGGTTCGACATGGTTTAAAGTCACTTCAAATGTAACATATGGTGTTGATAAATCTTTCCCTGGTGGAGAGTACAAAGCCAATGTTGTTGCGGAGTGTGTTGCTAATTAACGGTAGATAATATGAAACATATAATTATCGCAGTAGCATTATTGATTACCACTAGTGCTACTGCTCATGAATTGACACCAACATACCCAAAACTTTCTCAATCGTTTGTGAATGGGGTTGTTGTAACTAAAATGAAATTATGGAATAGGCGACAAGATGTTAGCTACTATGAAATAGATGTGTATGACGAAGAATGGAATAACCTTCCGTTTGCCTCATCAAGTAGAATTATGAGAGTTGACTATTTGGCAAGCAAAACCTTTGAAATATACATCAAGAAAAAAGATGTGAAAAAAGTTGAATATATATGTACGACATCTAAACAATTAAAAGAAGATGTGAAATCGACAGGGGTAAAGTCAAGGATCTGTTCGAGAGTAAAGTGAGATGATTAATGAGATTTATGTATGGACTAGCGTTTCTAATATGCACGTTGATATGGATATCAGCATCATTTGCTGATTCAAGTTCTTTAAACTTAGCCCTACCATCAGCACCTGGTAATTATCAGTCTGATAAGTTTAGGGCAGGAGAACTAGATTGTGCCAATGCAATAGGATCGGCTACAAATTTAGAATTGGGCGTGACGGGCATTATCAACAAGGGACGTTACGATTCATTAAACAATTACTTTAACGACACACAGGCAGGTGATGTTGGAGTTTATGCAAGGATAATAATCCCACTTGGCAAAAGAGTTAAAAGCAGAATTAACTGTAACAGACTATATGAACTTGAATTGAGAATGAAACAACTTGAAGTGCAAAGGCTAGAAGCTGAACTGAAACAGTTGAAAGAATTACAATTTGAGGAATAGGATATGGCAGAGGTTGAATTTGGTGGAATGACGTTTAAAGGCGGCAAGATGTTTGCTGTCTTAACTGCGTTATCAACATTGGGTGGTGCTGCATGGGGTGGCTTTGAGTTCTACAAAGACTACATGGATATGAAAGAGATCATCCAAAACATCGACATCCAAGAAATCCAAGCCGCTAACGAACTTCAACTACAGAAACTAGAAGATGCTATTGGTTATACTCAAGACATTAAAGATGATCTCAAATTAGATATTCTAAGACTTGAAGAATTGGTTGCTGCAGTTGAGGATAAGACTGATAGAGTAAAGTCTAGGGTTGATAAACAACTTACTGATTTGGATACAACGGTACGCACTCTTAGAAACGACACTTATAATAAACTTGATATCTTTGAAGAACGTCTAAGACTAACACTAAAAGATAATCAAGATACAATGGCTAGTATGCGTGACAATATCAATACGCAACTAGAAACATCAGAGAATAGAATTAAGGATACACAAGCGAGTATAGGAGATACGCTAGAGGGTATTCGTAATGAAATGAACCAACTACAAAAGGATGTGACAGCTTCTATCAGAGAAGTTGAGGGGCTAATCCGTCTTTCTGATAAAGACTTAAGAGCCGATATGAAAGCGTTGGATAAATCGTTATCTGAAAAATTACAAGAAGCACTTGATAATCCTCTAGCTCAATAGGAGCAATGGACAAACATGATCAAGCTATCAAACGCATTCGAGACATCCGTAGAAGAATTGAAGAAATCAGGAATACACTTCATTCCACACAGAGGGTTCAGCGACAATCAGAAGTGGGAAAAGACAAACCGCCTGTGGTTGAAACACAAGCGGCAAGCGAAAAAAGAAACTCAGACCTCGAAGATCTCAAGCGCAAGTTGACAGGGCGTACTCAATAACAGGTTTCTTAGACGCTGTATAGTTTGTCATGAAAACTGCTTTTGATTCATAAACAGGTTCTTGGGTTTCTTTGTCAACAAAGGTTGAGTAACGGTAAGGGTTATAGGTTGCAGTTCCCCGATCTTTAATAGTGACACACTTAACCAAAGTGCCACGAACAAAAGCGTGTACATTCTTACGTTTCTCCTCTAATACTTTTTTACGTCCACCTTCACGAACAACAAACTTAACATCTTCTAATGTAAGCGCACGTGTGTGATTGATAACACGTCCCTTGTTCTCGCCCTCTAAGGCACGAACAGAGAAACATTTCTTGTGTAGGTTATAGTAAACTTCAACTCGCATATCGTTTCCTTTATGGTGTGTAAAAACAAACTGCAGTGCCATCTTCCATTGAGCCTGTCAGACCCTCACGTAAAGCGTAAAGAACATCATAGGCACTCTTACTATCTTCGGTTAGCCTATCCCAACCACGACGATCCATTGTATCTAGGATATGATTGATAGCTTTTACTACTGATTTTTCTCTAGGTACTGTCATTTTTATTACCTCTCTTATTGAAATAGGGGTGCCATTTTGTCGTAGACAATGTTGAAAGCATTGATCTCGTATTCCCAATGCTCATAGAAATCCCAATCATATTGAAAGTCGCA